ATACGTTCTTGTCAATCCCTGGCACCATCCCAGGTTCTACAAGCATAAATGAGTTTGTTGGCGTGTTCCCCCCAGGAGACAAGAATAGTTTTGTAAAGATAACATCATCCGATGTCCTGCGGCAATATTTCACCTCAACGTCAGCAGGAGCCCCGACTACAGTCACAGGGTATTTTAACGACATCGGGACCGCGCCGTCAGGAGGGTTCGTATCCAACGTTGCCATAAAATATGCGGGGGATGGAACTACCATAGCATTTGGAAATATCGTGAGCATAAACGATGAGCTGACACCCAGTATCTCAAATCCGCTAACGGTAATCAGCAACTTTGTCCAGGGACAGGACTATTTTGTAGAGTTCACGGCAGCAACACCGGCCTCTGCCACAAACTGTACATCTCTGTGGTATCATAGCCCAAATCTGCCGCCCGTGGGAGGGGCGTTCATGCAAGTAAATGGGGCCAACGTGTTTCCTGGCCAGTACTTTGCGACGACGGTCGTAGCTGGTGCCGTTGGAAATAATCTGACGTCTCCTGGCATCGTGAATATACGAGGCGCGCGTTACATCAAAATACGGTGCAAGGAACTAGAGCAACTTATATATAAAGATCGCACCGGAGAACCCACCACGGCCGGTGTTGGCATCGTGAACCTCATCGGTTACGGGTACTCTCAGGAAAAGTATGATTTCAAATCAATTCCTGCTAAGAGTTTTTTTCCAATAGGAAAGTTACAAAAATTAACTTTCCGACTTGAGAGACCAGATGGTACTCTGTATAACACGCAAGGGGTAGATAATAGTTTTCTGTGCGCTCTGACCTACAGAGTGGTTCCCAACTCCTCCGCAGACAGGAAATTCGACGGCCCGGGTAAGTATCCTGCGGCTCCCGGATACTCAGGCGACTACGTGAAATTACAGCAAGAACGCTGGGCTGCTGAAGCTCGTGCCACATATCCCACACAGAAAGCTACGTACGATCGCTGCAGACCACGAACTGGTTAGTATCACAATTTTTCATGCGACCACTTGAAACCATATGCTGTTTGGCGATCTCCACAAGCACACATGCTTATAGAAGACCCACTGCTCTTTCCAAGAGCTCGTGCTGCTTCTCTACCCGAGGCATATTCATCCACGTACGTACCATCGATGGTATATTGATACACTTTCTTGGAACTACGATTCTTCTCACCGGTCTTCCCATAATTAGGATTCTTCTCACCAGACATTGCTTCACTGATTTGTTGCTTAGTTTCGTCACTCAGTGTCTTTCCATACCAATAAGCCTTCTCACCGGTCATTGCTTCGCTCAATTTTTGCTTGGTTTCATCACTCAGAGTCTTTCCATACATAGGGTTCTTCTCACCAGATAGTGCTTTGCTCATTTTTTCCTTGGTCTCCTCGGTGTGATTCTTTCCAGTATGTGCTTTGCTGATTTTTTGCTTGTGTTCATCACTCAGAGTCTTCCCCGATTGTGCTTCGCTCATCTTTTGCTTGGTTTCCTCGCTCAATTTGCCAGTGGAACCACCGCCCTCGCGTAGATTGTACCCTCCAGGCGCAAGAGTTCCCATTTCTTCTACCAAAAGTTCCTCGTCAAAGTTCAGGTCCTCATCAGGGCACTCGTACCAGTCTATCTTCACATTTTCCCATCCGTACTTTTTGATGGCATTGCATACTGCCACACAACTGCTATTGGCATATTGATGTTCTTCCAAACGTTTATGTATATCACGAATTGTTTGTCCAATGTAACTCTTTTCTGATGGAAAAGTGAGCTTGTAAATGAAACCCATTACTTTTACAGAATCTGTATTATGTAAAAGACATATTTTGTCGATATACTCAAATGACAACAAATGACAAAAAATGACAAAAAATGACAACAAATGACAATTAATATGTTTTGGTCCGTGACCATCCACCGCTTCCGCAACCACAGCCCTTTTCTTTGTTCACAAACATTAAATTTACGAACTCTACGAACAAAATCTTAGTAGTAGGTTTGTTTTCCTCTAGGTTCTCTACATTTATGTTCTGTGGAATGATATCATCATCGTCATCAGACATTGCCATTCTGGCATCGAAGAAACCTGGACTAAGCTCAAGCGACATTTTATTATTGTAAATATTTTAAATGCGATTGAAGCGGCGATAGTCTCCAAGCTCCACGGCAAGCGCGGGAGTTTTCCCCTTCCCCTGGGGCATTACCGCGGTTAAGACGTCTGCCGGGTCCCAAGTTGTAGCAGGAATCTTGGTTTCGTAAGTAGGTCTATAAAGTTTCATGGTAAACTTCTCCTTGCGCACTTTGAACCACCAGAATGACGCAGCTATTATCGCAACAACAATAAGGGCGATAAGGTAATTCATGTTTTATATTACATAATATTATTATTTACCATCTGGCAAAAAGATCGTCATGTTCATCAATACAGTTCTTCATCAAGTTAGGATGCCATGCTACCACAAGAAGTTCTTCGTGAAAAGGTCGGGGTATGTAAGCAGGCCCGGGGCGCAGATATTCAAAGATCGTAGACTTTTCTTTTCTTTCTATTGTCAGAAAAGAATCTTCAAAGGGAAGAGTTATCCTGAAAATGTCATTGATGTGTTTGATGGCACACTTGTGATTTTTCACGCTCTTGTAAGTTTCAACAATTGGAGGGTCATCAACATCAAGACCCATAGAAAATGTTGAAAAACTGAAACTATACTTATTGTCCTCTGGAACAACAATCACTTTTGAAATAGCATCATCATATGTGGCAGTGATATGAAGTTCGGTATACCCATCTGTTTCTTTATTCAAAGTACGAATGATGTCTCTGGATGTCATTGGTGTTGAAACATCTACTCTTGTTTGCGTGGCAGTAATTGTAAATGCAGCACATTCTGACAACATCTCTAACATATGCTCTCGCACTTCCTCATTTGAATTCATGACCAAGAAGGATGCTTTATCATGTATTGTTACCGCGGCCATCATAGTCCTTGGCTTTCCTCTCAGCGTATACACTATTTTATCTCCAAAGCAACTCCTGAACTTGATCACCAACTTTTCCGATGGCTCGAGTTCTGGAAACTCAAAATTGTCTATAACATGTCTTGCACGATCGTAGGCGATAACTTCATTTATCTCTTTCATTTTGTGTGAGCTTATCACACGCTTGTATTTATGTTATTTTTACTTCCTGGGTCAAATGACAAACATTGACACCTGCCCCAAAAACATAAAAGCACATTGTTCTCGCATAAATTATATATTATAGTCAGAATGACTCCAGTTCGTCACTTGGCCCAGATTACCATGAACCGCATTATTGCGTCTTCAGGGGAAAGTTGCAAGCTTCACCGGCTTTACAAGATTTCTTTCAACACAGGTCAGAAATACATTGGCCAGACAAAGAAGCTGCCCGAGGAGCGGTTCAAGGAACATATGCGCGCTTCGTCAAAGTGCTATTTGATCAAGTCTGCTCTGGAGATAAACAAAACACCTCTGCTGTCTACTCTTGCGGTTACAGGGGCTCATCAGATTGACACCTTGGAGCGCGTGGCAATTGCTATTGAAGACAGTGTCTCAAGGCCAAATGGCCTGAACATCTGTGTCGGAGGGCCGGGGGTAAAGCGCCCAGACTCAAAGTACTACAAGTTTCGTGATGATGTCGCGCTCGTGAAAACACTCTTGGATAAGAAGCACTTTGTGTCATATGATATCTTGTTCATGCGCGGTGACATTTCACTCACGGAAGACGAATTCAAGGCTGTGAAGCGCCTTGTGTAATTTGTTGCATAAAAACATTTTGTTATATAAAATAATGCATGAGCTACAATATTCAGATATAGGTAATACATACATTCCAGAATGGGCCCAAAAGTTTTATCCTTCATATGGCGAAGATATGGAATCAAGTGTTATGATACCTGAGATGGCATTTACACCTATACAGCTCTATAGAAGATTGGCATCCGGTGTAACGAAACCTCCTTTCTATACATCACTCTACAACGATGTTCTTTACGTGAACAAACGCACATTGAAACTTGTTCCTGCAACAGTCACTGGATACGTTGAGTTTACAAAAAAACTTACGCTTCAAATAAAGAACCCTTCTATCCAGGTATCTGTAAATACACTAAACCTCTCAGAAAGACCTGCCATAAATTTCAAATCAGGTACAAGAGTATCTGTAATCGTAGGCAAGAGTACTACATCTGGAAAATACAACATAGTGGGTCTATATACACCTGCACCAATATTAAGGACTAGAGTTACGACTGGAAAAGTGACAAAAATAGCTGGAAAAAAAATACAAGTGTCATACTCGGACCCATGGGACAAGCAGAAATATTCCAAAATGTTTGCAACACCAAGTGGGAAAATTATTGTGAATAGTCCTATCAAAGTCACTGTGAATAATATGGCACCGCGTATAGCAACTATTGGTCAAACTTTTTAATAATTTCCTCTAATTCGTCGATTCGTGTAATACATCTTTTCAAAGCACCAAACATAGCCATGGTTATTTGTGAGACGTCAACCAGTTTACAATCTGGCAAACCATGCATATATTCAGTGTGTACAGATTTTGGCATAATTTTTTCGAGGTCCTGAGCAATAAATCCAAGCTGTTTTCTGTCTCTTTGCTCAATATTTTCATTCCATGTAAATTTCTTAAGGTCTAATTCCCTCACGAGATTTTCACATGCAATAGTATTTGCAGACACAATATCGTGTTTCAAACGGCGATCAGAAGCCCCTAACCACCCGCCAGCGGTCTGTTTTATTGCAGTATCACTGCTTAGTAAGAGTCGACCACCAAGGTTCAGTGACAAGAAATGATTAGAATTGCACAATGCTACTTGTCCGCTCATAGCTGTCAACGAGGAGTTTCTGCCAAATAAAGAGGAATTGTTCAGCGAGGTGCCTTTCACGTCAAAACCTACAAATGTATTTCTGTCGCCAACTGAACCAGCTCCCGTGCCATTGCCAATGAACACATTCTGATCTCCTGAGGCAGAAAGACCTGCACCTTGTGCTATGCACACGTTATCATCTCCTGTACCAGCACCGCAATTATAACCTATAACGATATTATTACTTCCAGTGGTAAGAGATAGAGCAGTATCACTGCCAATAATTGTATTTTGCTTACCAGTAGTAAGAAATGATGCTGAATTGGTCCCAATGATCGTGTTATCACTTGAATCTAAAGTTGTTGCAGGTGCGGAAAAAGATCCAATCACCGTATTTCTGTATCCCTCTCCACCTGCAGCAAAACCGACTAGTGTATTGAGCGTCCCTTCTTTAAGAAGAAACGCAGCCTCGGAGCCTATAATAGTATTTTGTTGACCAAACGTCATTCTAGTCCCGGAAGACGTACCTAATATGGTATTCTTCGAGGCCCCTGCAAGCATCGAATTGCCAGACAAACTTCCGATGACGGTATTCCGAGAACCCTGACCTCCTGCTTTGAAACCCACGTACGTGCTGAGAGTCCCAGATGTAAATCCATCTCCCGCATATGCCCCCAAAATTGTACAGTTCGATGCCGCAAACATTGTATTTCCAGATCCAAAACCGATGACCGTGTTGTTCAACGAGGTTGTTGCAGCACTGTTTCCTGCCATACTGCCTATAATCGTATTTTGCGTCCCTGCTCTACCGGTCTCATATCCTATAAACGTGTTTAGATCCCCCGTCGTGATAGCAATTCCCGACCCCACCCCCAACAGAGTGTTTTTTGTACCACTTGTCAGTGCACCTCCAGAATCATAACCTACTAAGGTGTTGTCCTGAGACCCCAAGAGCATTAGATTACCTGCCAAACTACCAATGACTGTGTTTCTGGATCCATTGTTCCCGCAATCATAACCAACAAATGTGTTAAGAGTTCCGCTTGTGAGACCAGTTCCAGTAAAAGCACCAATCAGAGTATTGTTAGTGCCATCCCCCAATGATGTTCCTGTAGAAAACCCCAGAAGTGTGTTGTTTGCTGCGGAGCCGGACATTGTATTCCCGCTCAGAGCACCAACAACAGTGTTTCTGGAACCATCTCGTCCTGACCTATATCCCACAAAAGTGTTTAGATTTCCAAGTGCTTCTGTGCCTGCAAGAGAACCCAATATCGTATTGTTGATACCAGACACGAGAGACTTGCCTGCAAAACTTCCAAGGAGTGTGTTGTCGCTTGCAGAACCCAGCAGAGCACCCGCGGAATATCCCACCAAGACATTGTTGCTAGACTCTTTTCCAGATATATTTCCCACATAAGAACCCACAAACGTATTATTGTACCCATCATTTCCAGTGTTGTATCCCACAAAGACGTTCAGATTTCCAGACACCCCGGGCGCCGTGTTATATCCCACCATAGTATTGAGGTTTCCGGTTCCTCTTCTTCCAGACAGTGCTCCTATATACGTGTTTTCTTTTCCAATGTTTCCCGCCCCGCGTCCAACGTAACAGTTTAGTTCATTGGAGATACCACTGGGTATCGGAAATGTTGGACCCGTAAAGGCGCCCAAAAATACGTTGTTACTTGCTGCTTCCATTCTGTTTCCAGAAGAAAACCCCAATAAACAGTTAAAATCTCCGTTTACGCTAGCGCCAGATTCAACACCAAACAAAATGTTTTTAGAACCTGTAGCTTGTACACCTGCCCCAGCACCAAAAATACAATTATTAGAATTCACATCTATACCCGCAAGTACACCAAAAATAGAATTGCGCTGGCCGTTAATTCTGGCACCTGCAAGTGACCCAAATATACTATTTGCATTTCCAGATACGTTAGCACCTGCAAGTGACCCATACATGCTATTAAGATCTCCAGTCACATTAGAACCAGCTAAATAACCAGTCATGGTGTTGAAATCTCCATATATATCGGCACCTGCAAGTGACCCATACATGCTATTTTGACCTCCAGTCACATTAGAACCAGCTAAAAAACCAGTGATGGTGTTGAAATCTCCAGATATATCGGCACCTGCAAGTGACCCATAAATGCTATTTTGATCTCCAGACACATTAGAACCAGCTAAATAACCAGCGACGGTGTTGAAATCTCCAAGACGATTTCCTGCAAACGCGCCGATAATGGTGTTACTGTTACCTATGTTTTGGGCACCGGCCTCAAAACCAATAGCAGTATTATATGATAGCTCATTCCCTACATTCCTACCAGCCTCAGCACCCACAAAAGTAGACTTCTGTGCACCCGACAGACCTGCTTCGTATCCTATGAATGTAGAAAATACAGAGTTTCCGGCGTACGCTCCCGCATTTGCACCGACAATGGTGGTCTCGGAACCAGTGGTCATGAACTGTGCCGCCTGATATCCTAATGCCACATTCCTGCAATTGGCCATATATTGACCAGCATTTTTCCCAACGATCACGAGTTGACATCCTGTGGCATACTGACCTGCCCCAGGACCTATGATCACACTATCTGTAACATTTGAAGAGTTACCCCCGTTGCCACTAGCATATGAACCAATAATGATGGTGTCATACACATTGACAGTGTTAGCACCCGCATTCACACCGATGAATATGTTGTTGCCGCCATTGGTGTTGTTAAAACCAGCGTTCACGCCTATGTACACATTGTTGGACCCGTCAGTGGCAAACTTTCCAGTGTCCACACCAATGTATGTGTTATTCTGGGAGTTTCCAGACCCCTGGCCAGACCCAGAGCCCACAAATGTATCATTCGCAGACACGGTGGCATTTCTCCCACTGGACTCGCCCACGAATGTTGATCCCACTACATCTTGACCGTAATATGCAGCCGCAGCACCGATGGCCACATTTCTTTGCCCGCTCCGGAAGCGCCCCATCGTCTTCCACCCTACTGATGTGTTGTAACTGCTATCGGTTTGATACATACTGGACTCAAAACCAATCGATGTGAGCCCGACAACGTTTGCACCATACTGAATGCTCCCAGTTCCCACGCTCGTGGTCGATTCTGCATTTTGTAACCCGGCACCAGCATATGCACCAACAACAGTCGTGTTGCTCACGGTTTGCGATGACACCATGGCATTTGCTCCCACACCGGTGTTTCTCTGGCAAGATTCATCGCTTGCGGGAATCCGTGTGCCTGCATTCAAACCAACAAATGTAGAGTCATATCCGCCCACAAGATCAATTTGGTCTAATTGAAGTGAATAGGCCCCTTTCCCCGCAAGTGTATAGTCTTGAAAATTTTTAGACGGATTCATATAATTCTATCAAATATCCTTTTTGGTAAAACTTTACAATTATTCACCTTTTCCCGTGGACTTTATCTCGTTGTCGACGTTCTCGGCAACGTCAGTGTAAAACTTCTTGGTCTCTACGGGAAATTTGTACATTCTGTGGTCTCCTGATGCGCACATCTTTATGACATCTGCCGCGGGGATTTGTTTCTCTTTCTTCTTGCCGGAGTCAAAAGATGGTGTGGACATTTCCTTCATGCTCCGTTGAACTCTCGGTGGCATGTATGGTATATAATAGTCATCATCGTACACGTCGGCATTCTTGACCAAGTATTCGTTTCTGTATCTCTTGAGGTCCTTGGCGACTTCCTTGCCGGTGACGGGGTCTACATGTCGTACCACGTTCTTATCTGCATCATATTTTATCACTTTTTGTTCTGCTTTCGTGCCCCGCGTATACTTGAACAATATCGCGGGTATTTCATGGGGGTCGGCGCATCGCAGTTCCTCTATGCAATCATCATTCTTCACCGCTTCTTGAATTGAAGCGATGACTGTTTTATCTGGAACTTGTAATGTGATGTTGATTTGCGTTCCAATATCTATATTGTTTTGAGTATCAATATGTTGTGTTCCAATCCCAACATTATTATCACCAGAAATAGATACATTCCCAGATGTTTCTTTGATAGCTGATAAGTGATCTTCTTTCAGAACAAATTCCTTTGACACAGATGTCATTGTATGACCACAATCAACTTTCTTATGTTTAGTGGCATTTCCAGAAAGTATTGTTTCATAACCACAACCACACAGGTGAAGTGTAGTTTTATATATTTTCATAACTATTGTTTCTGGTATATATAAATATTTAAGTTAGTTGGTATAGTATAGTATAGTATACCAAGAAGACGCGGTACAGTAGTTTTTAGGTATAGGGTAGTTCCTTTATTTTTTTTTTTTTTTTTTTTTTTTTTTTTTTTTTATTTTTTTTTTTATTTTTAGGTTTTTTTTTTTTTTTTTTTTTTTTTTTTTTGAAATTACTTATTTTGAAATTAAATATACACAATTTCCACCGAGCACTCGTCGAACATTTCTCTGCTTTTCTCGAAACTTGAAAGCCAGGACGAGTTTTCTTCTGGCTTTCTTGTGACTATCTTGGCGATACCCGCTTGGATGATTAGTTTTGCGCACTCGTTGCACGGGAAGAGTGTGGAGAACAATGTGCATCCCGCGAGCGTCGCTCCATTCCTTGCGGCTGAGCAAATTGCGTTTGCTTCCGCGTGCACTACGTAGTCATACTTGGTTGGTTTTGACCAGCGTTCGGTTGTTTCTTCAAACCCACGCGGCAGACCATTGAATCCTGTACTGCGTATGTTTTGGTTGTTGTCGAGGACAAGTGCGGCCACCTTGGTGCTTTCATCTTTTGAAAACAACTGTGCCTGAAATTCCGCGAGTTGAAGATACTTTTCTGCCTTTGATGTATCCATGTTGTTTACATGTTTGCGACATATCATATGTCTGATTTGTCGATATATGGCAACTTTTCACGAGACCACTTGAAACCAAATGCTGAATTATTATTCTTCTGATTTACAATCACACATTGCCATTCTGAGTCAAGAAATTTAGATGTTATCATTTTGGAGCCAGTTGTATGTGAGAACAACGATAGCATGCATAAAGGCAGATCCGGAGCCCACTGCGACAGAGACGCCCCACATATTGGGAGTAATCTTCTCAATTTTGAAGAAGTTTCCGATAAGGAACATGATGATTACCTGGAGGGCAACAAGGCCAAACACGCAGGCCAGAGCAATGTATTTCTTGAAAATTGCGAAGATGGGGAAAATATTATCTTTTGATACGACGTTGATAAAGTTGAAGATCTGGCAAAAGATGAAAGTGTTGAACATTAGTCCGGAGAGTTGCTTTTCGGAAATATCAATCAGTTCCGGAGTGACAAAGAAGAGCACAAGCTGAACAACGACCTGATACAAGGCCTGTGGGAGGATACTGCGGAGCATTTCTACCGTGATGACAAACTCGTCACGATGTCCTGGCTTTTTGTTCATGAGATTAGTGGATGGCGGAGAAGTTGAGAGACCGATGGCGGCAAAAGAGTCCATCACTAGGTTTACGTACACCAGCTGTGCCACGTTGAGAGGTGTGGTTCCCCTCGAAAAGGCGGCAGTTGATACAACGACTAGTGCAACAATGTTGATTGCCACCTGGAAAGTGATGAAAGCGCGGATGTTTGCCATGATGTTCCTGCCCCACCGAACTCCGCTTACGATTGAGTCGAAGTCATCGTTGAGGATGACGATGTCAGATGCCTCCTTGGCGAGGTCCGTTCCAGAGCCCATAGCACAACCCACGTCGGCTTCCTTCAGAGCCGGGGCATCGTTGGCACCATCACCAGAGGCAGCGACCACGTGCCCCAACTCCTTGTAGAGCTTCACGAGTTCGAACTTGTCTTCAGGAGAAGACCGTGCCAGAACGCGCAGCTTGGGGGCAATCGCAACACGTTCCTCCCTGCTCATCTTCCTAAAGTCCTTACCTTCTACTGCGATGTCACCGTGCTTCATCATTCCAATGTCGTTGGCGATGTGCTTGGCCGTGTCGATGTTGTCACCAGTTACCATGATGATACCGATACCAGCGCTTTCGCACATCTTGACCGCGGCCGGGACACTCCGCCTGACGGGGTCCTTGATTCCGAAGATTGCGAGCAGCACATCATCTCGCAGCAGAGCAATTGTCCTGAGGCCTGATGATGCCATCATGCGGACATGCCCCATATGAGACTTGCGAATTTCGTCCGACATGACAATGTCTCCCTCCACGGTTGCGACATGGGCACAGGTCTCCATCACGATTTCGGGGGCACCCTTCAGATATGTCTTACCGTTAACGACCACCGATGACATCTTGGTCTTGGACGAGAATGGTGTGATTTCGGTCGGCGTGTTGTTTTCGCGAATTGTCAGGTGGTTGGAGTAAGAGTCAACAAAGCGCAGAAGAGCGACCTCTGTCTGACTACCAACACCGTGTGCCTCCGTGAGGAATGCAGACGAGTTGATGGAGCAATTCATGAGGATGTCCTCAAAGAGCGCCTTCATGTTTCCGATGGGCGGTGTGTGGTCGAACATGGTGTTGTTCAGCACGCATTTTACCACGGACATCTTGTTTTCGGTCAGCGTACCTGTCTTGTCACTCAGGAGCATCGAAGTGCTTCCGAGGGTTTCGCATGCAGAGAGATGACGGACAAAGAGATTGTCCTGCAGCATCTTCTTGACGGAGTATGTCAGGGTGATCATGACGGCGGCAGGCAGTCCCTCTGGCAGACCCACGACAATGATTGTGATAGAGAACACGATGTACTTGAGGGGGCCGCTTGACACGGGGGGCCTGGGGTCCATAGTGGTCCACCGCACAGTCTGGGCAATGAACACTGACATACTCACGCACAGTGCCACAATACCACACCACTTGACAAAGCGGAGAATCCTCTTCTGGAGTGGGGTCTTCCCTGACTCCTTCTGGACCAGAGCAAGGGTGCGGCCAAACTCGCTGTTCTGCCCCACGGCAATGACATACATGGACCCGATGCCCTCGGTGACAACGCTTCCCGAACGCAGCCAGGGATCGGTCTCAAAGTTCTTCATAATGGTGATGCCCTCACCTGTCAGTGCGGATTCGTCCAGGCCAAGCTTGTTCGTTGTCACGAGGTACCCATCGGCTGGGACATTGTCACCTGCAGACAAAATCACGAGGTCTCCTACCACCAGCTCTTTGTTGGATATCTGCATTTCGTTACCATCTCGGATTACTTTCACCATGTAGGTGTCGTTTTCTGAGTTCAGCTTGTGGAACGCCCTGTCCTGTTTGAAATCATTGTAAGACCCGATTGCGACAATTACTATAATTGTAAACCAAATCGCAATTCCCTCGATCCACTCTGAATTCTTCTTCTGCTCCTCGAAGACAATGCCAAAGATGGTGGCGATTGTGGCAGAGATTGCCAGCAGACCAAGCAGAGGGTCCGACATGGTATTCAGCATGATTCTCCAGATGCTCTTGGGCGGGGTTTTGGGGACCGAGTTGATACCGTATGTTTCTTTCCGCCCCTCGATGGTATCTGCAGCGATACCATCAAGGCCCGTATTCAGATACGCATCAAACTCGAAATTCTTGGCAAGATCGGTGTCTCGATCGGAGATGATGGCTTTAAAGGCAGACATCTTCTGGATTTTTTAGTGATCTTCTGATCATTTTGTTTCCTTATATGTTCTGCCAGGGTGCCAGGGTCAAATGACAACGTATTGTTTGACCCTGGTGTCAATCTGTCTATATATTAGGACCAACGCGAATTCTAACAAAAAATAACAACATGAACTTCCTGGCATGCTTTGGCATACGGAGCGCCCCCAAGCGTTTCACCAAGATACGCAAACTTGGAAGTGGCAATTTCGGCATTGTTCATATCGTGCGAGATAATACAACCGGTGGCAAAGCAGTGATGAAGAGTGCGATTAAGAATGACGATAAGAGTGAGAAAATTTTCAAGCGCGAGTACTGTATTGTACAGTCATTGTCCCACAAAAACATCATTGCTCCTCTGGAGTTTGGGTTCCACAATGACACGCCTTTCATCATCTTACCGGTGTTCAAGCAGGACATGCTTACCAGATTGCTTGGAAAGCTGCTAACTCAGATCCAACAGAACACATTTACACGTGCGATGGTTGGCGCTCTGAGTCACGCACATGCCCGCAATATTGTTCACCGCGATATCAAACCTGACAACATTTTTATCAACGACTCGTTCGCGGATGCCGTGCTGGCTGATTGGGGGTTTGCTGTGGACTTGAACACTCACATTCCTACCGGTTCTGTTGGGTCTCTTTCATATGCGGCTCCCGAGATTGGAATTGATTTTTCCTCTATTGATTGGAAGAAAGCGGATGTGTTTTCTCTCGGTGTGACACTGTACACAATTTTTTCAGTAGATGATCTCCTAGAACGCACGAATAGCTTAGCATATACACCATCGCAGGAGTCCATTGACAAGAAGATAAACAAGATGAATTGTGGAGTTCAACTGAAGAACTTGCTCAAGCAGATGGTTCGAATTGACCCAAACGAGCGTATCACAATGGCAGAAGCAATGAATCATCCATACATCAACGACATTTCGGCTGTTTTCTAAAATTTGTAATTTTTTAAAAATGCCCGAAAAAAAGTGTCATTTGACCCAGGAGACTTCTAAGGCGTATTTATATCGACAAAATGCTCACTTAGTATTACTTTGTTTCTAAGACAATAGACATGGCAAGCAAGTACATCAAGCTCTCCCAGCGCGAACACGTGCTCGCCAGGCCCGATACCTATGTGGGGGCTGTCGAAAAAGAACTCAGGAATGACTTTGTTTATGATGGCGCAAAAATCACCAAAAAAGATGTTCTGTATTCTCCCGCGTTCCTGAAGATCTTTGATGAGATCCTGGTCAACTCTGCTGATTGTTTCAATCGTGGCGGGGCAATGACCACGCTGAAGGTCACCATCTCAAAGGACTCTATTTCTGTTTACAACGACGGGTGTTCCATTCCTCTCGAGAAGAATGACGAGGGCATTTATATTCCCGAGATGATCTTTGGGCATCTTTTGTCTGGCGAGAACTTTGACGATACCAAGGAGCGCACAGGAGCTGGTCGCAATGGCTATGGTTCAAAGCTCACCAACATCTTCAGCAAGATCTTTAGCGTTGAGATCTATGACGGTTCGCATAAGTATATCCAAAGTTGGTCTGATAATATGAACTCCGTGTCAAAGGCAAAAATTACAAAATCCAGTAAGTCTCAATCTATTACAACGTCCTTTGTTCCCGACCTTGCGCGTTTTGGAATGGTCGACATTGACGATGATACCCGGTCGATTCTTGTTCGCCGAGTCTATGATATGGCCGCTGTCCTTGGCAGTGTTCGCGTGTTCTTGGATAACAAGCGTTTAGACGTCAAGACTCCGTTGGATTACTTCAAGCTTTATACCGATGAAAAAGTGGTGTTTGAATCCGCTGATGGCTGGAGCATCGGCATGGCACCTGCCAATGAGTTGGCATGTGTGTCTTTTGTGAATGCTTCGGCTGCTCGTGGAGGAACTCACGTGGACGCTGTAGTCAACTCTATCGCCAAGGCTGTTGTGGAGACGGCTTTATCTAAGAAGAAGACCATCGTGAAGCCAGCGATGGTGAAGAACAAACTGTTCGTGTTTGTTAACGCCAAGGTCGTGAACCCGACTTTTTCTAGTCAAACCAAGGACATTCTCACGTCGCGGAACATAAAGTTCTCCCCTTCTGCTGCTTTCCTGAAGAAGGCAACGGGTCTTGTGCTCGACGCTGTCATTGCCGAGATGAATGTTCGCGAGAGCCTTGTCGACGCACGGCTGCTCAAGAAGACCGATGGCGTCAAGAAGACTCGTCTCACGGGCATCAAGAAGCTCACGGACGCTGCGTGGGCTGGCACCAAAAACTCTGGTCTCTGCACTCTCATCCTGACAGAGGGAGACTCGGCTGCCACGCTGGCAACCGCTGGTCTTGCCGTGGTGGGTCGCGAAAGGTATGGAATCTTCCCCCTCCGTGGTAAGCTGCTCAATGTGCGCGATGCCTCGGTTTCAAGCATTGCTGCAAATGCAGAGATTGCCGCCATCAAGCAAATCCTGGGTCTTCAGGTTGGAAAGACTTACAAGGATGCGTCATCTCTGCGTTATGGCTCTGTCATGCTTATGACTGATGCTGATGTTGACGGGTCCCACATTTCCGCCCTCGTTATGAACTTCTTCCACGCCCAGTTCCCCAGCCTCCTTGCCGTCCCAGGGTTCCTGAAGAAGTTTTCCACTCCCATCGTGGTGGCAAGTCGTGGTAAGGATATCAATGAGTTTTACAGTCTTCCTGACTATGAGAGCTGGAAGAAGAACACTGCCGACTGTGCCAAGTGGTCTATCAAGTATTTCAAGGGTCTCGGAACAAGCACATCCGAAGATGCCAAGAAGTACTTCAAGAACCTCAAGTCGCTCGTGAAGATCTTTGGGTGGACCGAAGACTCTGGCGAGCTCATCGACCGGTCTTTCAACAAGTCTCGCCCTGACGAGCGCAAGACCTGGCTGCTCGACTTCCAGCCCGGAAACCAGTTGGACCAGTCGAAGACCAACATCCCCGTCCCTGACTTCATCGACAAGGAGCTCATTCTTTTCTCACGGTATGACGTGGAGCGTTCTATTCCCAGCGTGGTGGATGGTCTCAAGCCATCACAGCGTAAGATCCTCTTTGCCGCATTCAAGCGGAACCTGACCAACGAAATGAAGGTTGCGCAGTTTTCTGGCTATGTTGCCGAGCACTCCGGCTACCATCATGGTGAGCAGAGTCTGCAGGGTGCCATTGTAGGCATGGCCCAGGATTACGTGGGCAGTAACAACATGAACTTGCTGCTCCCCAACGGTCAGTTTGGTTCTCGTATTCTTGGCGGGAAAGATTGTGCTTCTGCCAGGTATATCTTTACAAAGTTGTCGCCCGTGACGCGCCAGGTGTTCAATCAGGCCGATGATGTGCTCCTTAAGTATCTTGAGGATGATGGTTCTTCTATTGAGCCCGAGTGGTATGTGCCTGCTATTCCGTTTTTGCTCGTAAATGGTGCCAATGGTATCGGGACAGGGTTCAGCACTGACATTCCTTCTTACAATCCCAAGGACATCATCGACAACGTCAAGCGTCTCATCTCTGGCAAGGATATGGTGCCGATGACTCCATGGTACAAGGGTTTTACTGGGATCATTGTCCAGAATGATAACGGGACTTTTACATGCAAGGGTGTTGCCAAGGTGAATGGCAAGACTGTTGTTGTGTCTGAGCTGCCCATTGGCACATGGACTTCTGATTACAAGGATTTCCTGGAGGGACTTGTCGAGAAGAAGGTCATCGTGGACTTCCGTGAGAAGCACACAGAAAAGAATGTTCTTTTTGAGATTGACTATTCTGGCGAGCCAGATATCAGTATCCTGAAGCTTGAGAAGGTCATTCGCACAACTAACATGCATGCCTTTGACCCTCAAGGCAAGATTAAGAAGTATGCTTGTTCTCTGGACATCATCCGCGATTGGTTCGAGGTCCGGCGGGAGTTTTACACCAAGCGGAAGGCATACCTGATCAAGGATCTCTCTCACAAGGCCGCAATTGCCGAGAACAAGCATCGTTTCATCACTCTCATCGTGAATGATGAGCTTGTTCTGTCTAAGAAGACCGAGAGCGTTATTTTGTCCGAGCTCCGCACTCTCAAGTTCTACAAGTCAGAGGGATCTTACAAATACTTGCTTGATATGTCTATTTCTAGCCTTTCTACAGAACGTGCAGAGAAACTCCGCATTGAAGCTGAGAAGCTCAAGAAGGAACTTTCTATCTTGGAAAATACCTCTCGGATCCAGATGTGGTCTGATGACCTCAAAAATATTATTGTTTGATTTCCATTGGTTAAGTGAATTAATTCGTAAACATATGTAAATGGCCACTCCTACAGACCAAAAGTTATATGATAGTATTAAATTGCAAGTGAAGCGAGATGCAAAAAGTAGATGGCCTTCCGCATACCTTTCAGGGCAAGTTGTCCAGAAGTATAAAGCAGCAATGGAAAAGAAGGGAATAAAACCGTATACAAGCAGTTCTCCTCCCAAGAAGAAAGCACCTTTGAAACGGTGGTATGATGAAAAATGGATAGACATCAAAACAAAAAAACCATGTGGAGAGGTGCGAACAAAGACATATTATCCCACGTGTAGACCAAAGAA